GCTGAGGGCGTCGTAGGCGTCGGTGTATGCAGTATCGAGAGCGACTTTGGCGACAACATGGGCGGCGTCGAAGGCGGTGTATGCACGATCAGCGGCTTCGAGGGCAGCATCGGAGGGTTCGAAGGCGGCGTCGAAGGCGGCGTCATAGGCGGTGGTATAAGCGGCTTCGAAGTCGTCGAAGGTAGCGTAGGCGGCTTCGCGGGCAGCGTCGGCTTTATTGACGGCTCTGCGGGCAGCGTCGGCTTGGTCGACGGCTTTGTCGGCGGCTTTATGTTGCGCCCGTGCTACGTCGTACAGGTGACCCGCTTCGGCCAGCCGTCGCCGGTACAACGCGCCAGCGTAAACGGCTTCGCGGTCATTTGGATTGGTGGGGGGCATTTTCATTCTCCAGCTTTGGCGGCGTTAATTTTCTTCATCACTTGGGCCAGGCGGTCGAATGCCTTGCGGTCAACCGTGGCAGTTTCGGTGTTCAGGTCATCGCGGAGGGTGGTGCATAACGCCCGTGCCGCGTTGTACAGGTGACCCGCTTCGGCCAGCCGTCTCATAATCGTTGCAGTTTCCGTTATGGTTAAAGGTGCGGCTTCGCGGTCATTTGGATTGGCGGTGGTGTACATTTTCATTCTCCATGGCAGAATTGCCAGACACGTATATAAGCACATTCGATATAAGTTGTCAAGTGTAGGAATAAATTCAGGCGCGTCCCTTCCTCCCTAAATTACCTATCTCTACACCGCCCCCTAAAGGGGGCGAGGGTAATAGGGTAGTATAGGGGAGTATGGGGAGTATGTGGAATAGGTATAAGGGGGTGGAAGTGAAAGAGAATGTAGGAATAAAAACTTGGTGTATAAGGGTGGTTTGGTATGAAAACCTTCGGTGTGAAAACCTTGGTGATCAATAGCTTCGGTGTGAAAACCTTGGTGATCGATAGCTTCGGTGTGAAAACCTTGGTAGCGGAGGGCAAGGCCGGCTGTTGGCCGTAGCAGCCTCCTAGAGGATTGCATCACAATGAAGCTTCGAGACTTGGAAGGCATCACGGTATAAGCCTGTATGGCGGTTAGCGACGTAACTGCACCATTTATCCCACAGGAGGCACGGGCCTCCAAGCGATCGGCATATGTGCAGATAGTCGTTGCGCAATGTCTGGCGATGCCGGAGGCTTGCTTGCTTATATGCCCAAGCCTGAAACATGGGAGCCCTGGGACGCAGCCTGTATTGCTCCAGGTTATGGCTATCGATGCAGCCAACTAGGCCAAAGCATAGTTGCAGCATGAAACCGGCTTTCACCAGACCGAAGCCTTGCATCGTGGCGAAGTAGTCGAGTAATTCGCTTTCCGAACGGGCAGGATCAGCCAGATTGAACAGGTTCAGCGCATCGCTATATATGGCGGTTCTATGCTTCGAGGCATACCTGAAAGCCTCCGCCTTGAAGCCCCATAGGTAATGGCTGTCATCTTGTTCCGCGCGAACGTTGCGCATCGCCGCAGGGACAGTGTGGAGAGGCTGTCGGATAGTCAATTGCACGAACGTCAATACGTCCAGCAGGTTGTCAGGCGACTGCCTTGCATATTGGCCAATGGGAGGTTGATGGGACAGAAACATCGGTATGAACCTCTAGCGGGCTTGCCTATGGGCTGTAGCCACAGTCCATGGGAAAGCCCGCTTGGATTGCTCCAAGCGGGAGTGACGTCAAATCGGATCGCCGTGCAGGTCGATATGTGAAGTTATATACCCCTTCAATTCTCCGAACGGGTCGGACTGATGAAGCGGGACGGTCCATGAAGCGTGACTATGGGCTTCTGCGACGGACACGCTATAGAGCCTTCCGAGGTCGATTGCGTCAATGGCAGGGTCCAGAAATTCGAGCGTTGCCTTGTGGCGGTTGCGGCTGTCCTTAGAGCCTAGAACCAGTATACTCTCCTGCGAAGCACATAGCAGGGACTTGATGTTCTCATAGTCGGATCGGAGCGTCAGGTACGACAGTTCCTGATGCCCGTTGTAAGAGCCGAAGCATGGGACAAACCATATCTTGCGGGAAGACAGTAATGCACGAACGCTCGGAGGCGCATGTTGCGCATCAGCCGACCATATAACAAGGGCAGCATGAGGATATGAAAAGCCTTGAATGCTCATTGTTGTGTTCCTTATACGGGGTTAAGTTACGACTAGGTACAGATTGCCGCGATAGTCATGGCAATCCATAAGGCTGTTAATATCATGCTGGCGTCAAGCTTCATCAGGCTCAATCCCAGCATAGCGAATGTCATGCGTCATAGCATCAGGTCCTCTCTGCGGGCGGGTTCATATTGTCCGGCTATGGTCCAATATCCCCAGTCGAGGATATCCCAGCCATGGTCAACGGGGCTTTCATCTGGGTAGAACCTACACCATTCTGCAACGTCAAGCTTGGCGATATTGGCATATTCCGGTGGGGTATCCTTCGCCACCATCGCGAAGCCTTGCTCATTAAAGTAGGCATCGCCATAACTGCCATGCAGTGTTATCAAGGCACGTGGTTCCATATCCTCAATCCTCTTTGTTGTCTCTGCGTTGCCACTGGGTGTCTCTGGACTAGGTCCCAGCATGCCTGACACGCCTGTATGCACGTGCCTGCCCGTATATACATGAGCCAGCTTATACATACAAGCGATATGATGGAGGCGAGGCAACAATGGTTAGCAAATTGGAATCTGCGTATACAAACGCGCAAGCGTTGCATGTCATGTTGCCTTATATATAAAGACCCATCCCCCTGCCGGGGCCGCCGGCGAACGGCCGCGCACCGCTGTATACGTCGTAGTCAATAAATTTCGCGCTGGTTCTGTAGGACCCTTATACACACAAGAGTTGGTTTCGGTAAACCGCCCTTTCCAAAGATTGACTATTGACAGCCACAGTTCGAAACCCTACCCTGGGCGCATGGCACATCCGATATCACGACCTTCGCAAATTATTGTTCCCCCGGACGACGACCTCGGCCCGGCCATGAAGGAACTCACGCTGCCACAGCGCGCCTTTGTGTTGGCCTTCGCCAACTTCGGTGGCACCAACCAGGGCGAAGCCGCGCGGCTGGCCGGGTACGGGTCGGCCAATGACGTCGGTGCAGCATCCGACCAGGCTTATGCGCTTCTGCGATCTCCGCGTATCCTGGTCGCCTTGCGGGAGGAAGCGGACAAGCGGCTGAAGGCGGGAGCCATTCTCGCCGCCAGTGTTTTGTCCGAGATTGCTACAGACGTGCATCATCGGGACCGGTATAAGGCGGCGGTCGAACTGTTGAACCGGGCCGGCCTTGTTGTTGAGGGGGTGTCCAGGTTGATCGTTGAGGATCATCGCACCACTGAAGAAATCACTCGAAGGGTGGTGAGCCTCGCGGTCAAACTGGGTATCGATCCAACCAAGCTGCTCGGGAATGATGTGATCGATGCGGATTATACCGAGGTCGACGTGGAGAAGCGCGTCGACAGTCTTCATGAGCAGATGGACGATTGGCAGGACGGCGAGCGCGCTCTCGACGCGATCCTGGAACGGAGCGCCCCATGAGCAGCATGGCCGACTATCGTGATCGGCACGTCGACGTCTCCGGCGGCCGCAACGCGAAGATTGGCATCCCGAAGGCCGCGGCGCTGAACCCGGATGACGAGGACCTGGCGAAGCGCGCCTCGGCTATCGATCTCGAAAAGCAACTGCTCCTGGTTGAGAAGCGGATGCTGGAGAATAAACTCCTGTACTATAACCCGTACATGAAGCAACGCGACTTCCACGCGATGGGGGCGGTGAAGAAGGAACGCCTGCTGATGGCGGGAAACCAGACCGGCAAGACCTGGTGTGGTGGCGCCGAGACTGCGTTTCACCTGACGGGCATGTACCCGAAATGGTGGGAGGGGAGACGGTTCGACTTCCCTCCGCGCGGGTGGGTGGCCGGCGTCACGGCGGAAAGCACGCGCGACGTCATCCAGCGTGTCCTGCTCGGTACAAAGGCCGATGGCGTCGGCTCTGGCATGATCCCGAAAGACAAGATCGGCAAGACCACGATGGCGCGTGGCGTCAGCGACTTGTTCGACACGGTGCTGGTGAAGCACAAGTCCGGGGGCTTCTCCGAAGTGAAGTTCAAGACCTATGAGAAGGGGCAGGAGAAATGGCAGGGGGAGACGCTCGACTATTTGTGGTTCGACGAGGAACCTCCGCTTGACGTTTACACCGAAGGCTACACCCGGACGATCGTGAAAAACGGGATCATGTATATGACCTTCACGCCGCTTCAGGGCAAGTCGAAGGTCGTGACGCGCTTCATGGACGAAACGAACGACACTCGCGGCATCGTGCAGATGACGATCGCCGACGCTGAGCATATCCCGAAAGAAAACCGCGACGCCATCGTTGCCGGCTGGCCGGAGCATGAACGCGAAGCGCGAGCGCGCGGCATCCCCATGCTCGGGTCCGGTGCTGTTTTCGATATTGCAGAAAGCCAGATCACCATCGACCCGTTTGAAATACCCAAGCACTGGTCTTTGATCTGGGGCATCGACTTCGGCGTCGAGCACCCTTTCGCCGCGGTCCTTCATGCGTGGGACCGGGACAGCGACACGGTCTACGTCATTCACACCGTCAGGCTGAAGGGGGCCACTCCGCTTCAGCACGCCGACGCGATGAAGCGTGTCATGGGATGCGGCGACAAGGTGCCGGTCGCCTGGCCCCACGACGTGAACCAGCGCCGCGAGTTCGAGGGCGCGCTTGTGCCGCTCGCCAAGATATACAAGAGGTACGGGCTCAACATGGGCCACACTCACGCGACCTTCGAGGACGGCTCGAACTCCACGGAAATCGGCATTCTCAACATGCGGGAGCGCATGAAGAACGGCCGCTTCAAGGTTTTCTCGATACTGAGTGACTGGTTTGCGGAATACCGCAACTACCACCGGGTCGACGGGATCATCAAGAAGGAGCAGGACGACCTGATGTCCGCGAGCCGCATGGCTATCATGGGTCTTCGCTTTGCGAAGCCCGTGCGCTACTTCGGCTACGCTCAGGGGCGGCCGCCCGTTGTCATGGCCCTGGACATTGACATTGACCCGTTCATGTGAGAATGATCCTGTAACTGGCGTTTTCTAGGGAGTATTTCCTATGGGTTGGGCCGATAGCTTATCGTCGTGGTTCGGCGGCGAAACGAAGACCAAGCGGCCACCCGGACGTTTCGGACTTCGGCCGCGCAAGGACGACGAGGACCGAAGGCGTACCGGCATGGAGTATGAAGCGAGCGAGAAGCGCATGAGTGACGCCAAGAACCAGAACGCCGTCAAGGAAGTGGAGGCTTCGGCAAAGAAGCGTTCGGACCTGACGAAGAAGCAGAAGGACTTCTGGGGCAAGGTTGCGGGGAGGAAGAAGAAATGATCGATGGCCTTACGGACAAGCGCAACGCTGCTATGGCCAGTCTCGATGCTGCCCGTGGTGTGCATTACGAGTGCCAGGCCCGGCTCGATGTGGCTCAGGCCCGGCTCGACGCCGCCAAGGCCATGGCAGCCGCTGACGCCGCCGAAGCAATGCTCGACGCCCCCACGATGGGTGAAATAAAATGAACCTCGATAATATCAAGCCTTCGAAGAATGTTGAGGACCAGCGTAAAAGGGCGCCGGTTTATACCCAGGCTGCGTTAGCACTCCTTCGGCGGAAGATCAGGGAACGGATAGAAGGCAAGGGTGAGGTGGACGACCGCAAGCGCGACCGGGAGAAGATGCCCCGTGGCACGATCTTTCAGTGGGGGAAACGCAAATGACCCCATCTATATTCAACACCCGCATTTCGCCGTTTGGTATGAACACCAGCGCGATGGCCGATGCAAAGCTGAAGGTGGATCGCGGAATGGTGCCGGGAGTTCCCGGCAAATCGGGTGTCATCAAGCGCCCGGAATACGGCGACCCGCTCAACCAGAAGCGGTCGAAGAAGATGCTTACGATTTTCTCAGGGTTGTTCAAGGGGCCGCAAAATGGCGCATGAAGACGATATCGTCGCGGAAAGCCTGAAGGAGTTCGCAACTCTCCAGGCCGGCCGCACCTTGTTCAACTCCCATTGGGAGGAAGCGGCCGAACTGGTGCTGCCGCAGTACAAGAACACGTTCTCTCCGAACTCTTACAACACAACGCCGGGGGAAAAGAAAACGGAGCGTCAGGTCGACAGCACCGCATCCATCAGCAACTCTCGCTTCGCCGCTATCTGCGACAGCCTTCTGACGCCTCGCAACATGCAATGGCACGGGCTCGAAGCGGACAATGCCGACCTTCAGAAACTCCGCGAAGTCAAGATGTACTATGAGGCGGTTACGCGAGTGACCTTCAAGCAACGGTATAAACCGTCTTCGAATTTCGCGGGACAGAACATCAACACCTACCAGATGCTCGGATGCTTCGGCAACGGCATCATCCACATTGACCAACTGAAGAACGCGGTGGGCTCTGTCGGTTTGCGCTACAAGTCGCTGCCGCTTGGCGAAGTCCATCTGCGCGAGAACTTCCAGGGTCAGGTCGACGGCTACTGCCGTGGCATCTTCCGTCTCAACAAGGCGCAGGCGGTGGCGCAGTTCGGGGAGGAAAATCTCCCCAAGGATATCGTAGAGTGTTCCGACGCCGCTCGCCTGTTCGAGTTCCTTCAGCGGGTTTGTCCGCGTACTGATTATGACCCGCAGCGCCGCGACAGCAAGTCGATGCCGTTCGCGTCCTACTACATTTCCTTGCTTGGCAAGAAGTTGGTGAGAGAGAGCGGCTACAATACGCTCCCGATCGCCCCTTCCCGGTACGACCAGGGACCGAACGAAATCTACGGCCGCGGCCCGGCGATGATTGTGCTGGGCGCGATCAAGTCCATCAACGCCGAGAAGCGGGACTTCCTTACCCAGGGCCACCGTGCCGCAGTGCCGATCTTCCTCACCGGCGACGACGGCCTCGTCGACTTCTCCTGGCGCCCTGGAGCCATGAACAAGGGGGGCATGTCCTCCGAAGGGAAGCCGCTGGTTGGTACTCTGCCGACCGGCAATATCCAGACGACGCTGGAAATGATGCAGGAAGAAAAGCTGACGATCGAAGACGCCTTCCTTGTCACGCTGTTCAAGGTCGTCCAGGACAACCCGTCGATGACGGCAACCCAGGTCCTGGAGATCGTCAACCAGAAGGGCATCCTCCTGGCGCCCACCGTTGGCCGTCAACAGTCCGAATATCTCGGACCCATGGTCGAGCGCGAACTCGACCTTCTCTCGTACATGAACCTTCTGCCGCCGATGCCGGAAGTCCTCAAGGAAGCGCAGGGTGAGTACAACGTCGTCTACACTTCGCCGCTGGCGAAGCAGATGCGCGCGCAGGAGGTCGCCGGCTTTGGCCGGACGATGGAAATGCTGATGGGGATCGTCAACCTGACACAGGACCCGGAGCCGCTGGACAACTTCGACTTCGACGTGATCTCGAAAGAGGTTGCTGAAATCCAGTCCGTGCCGGAAAGCTGGATGGCCGATCCGAAGATGGTTGAGGCCAAGCGTCAGAAGCGTGCTGAACAGATGAAGCAGCAAATGGAAATCCAGGCGGCGCCGGCGCAGGCTGCGCTGATGGGCGCCCAGGCGAAACAGAAGACAGCAGGAGTTGAACAAGCGTGACAGCCACAACCGACGCAATCAAGTATGCTTTAAGTTTCCTCCGTACACGGAAGAAATCCTACCAACTCACTTTCCCTTACTATTCGCCGGCTCAACGAGCGGTCATGGAAGACCTGGCAACTTTCTGCCGGGCCAATGAGAGTTGCGTTGTGCTTGGGAACCACGACGCTTCGCTGATCCTGGAGGGGCGCCGCGAAGTGTGGCTCCGCATCCAGCAGCATCTTCACCTGTCTCCCGAACAACTGATGGAATTGTATTCCAAGAAAGGAAGCCCCAATGGCTGACGACAACATTCCGGCAGTACCGGGTACGCCTCCTGCCGGCAACCCGCCCGCAGCGACGTGGTATGGTACACCCGACACCGAAACTCTGGGCTACATGCAGGCCCGAGGCTACGACAAGATGACACCCGACAAGGCCGCGATCGAAGCGATGAAGGCACACCGGGAAGCCGAGAAGCTGATCGGGGCGCCAGCGGAGCAGCTACTTCGCTTGCCGAAGGACGCATCCGATCTCGATGGGTGGAACAAAGTCCATGCGCGCCTCGGCGTTCCCGCTGAAGCGAAGGACTACGACATTTCCGCCGTGAAACGGGCCGATGGGTCCGCGGTGGCGGACGAAGAAGCCGCCGTGCTGAAGACGATCGCCCGGGAACTCAATCTCCCGAAGGACGTGGCCCCGGTGTTCGTGCAGAAGCTGGTGAAACTTGCCGATGAAGCGAACGCGAAGATGGATGCTGAATACACTGCGCTTCTTGCGGTGGAACGGGATACCCTGGCGAAGAACTGGGGAACCAACGCGGCCAACTTCAAGGTCGTGGCCGAGAACGCCGCAAAGGCAATGGGCTTCGACGAGGACATGCTCGCTACACTGGAAAGAAACGCAGGCTACGCGAAGGTGATGGAAGGCTTCCGCCAGATTGGCATGAAGACCGGTGAAGACAAGTTCGTCACAGGGGCCAGCGACAAGTCGGCGCCGATCACCCGCGCCGAAGCCACCTATCGGCTTTCGCAGCTTGAGAACGACACGCTTTGGTGGGACAAGTTCCAGAAGGGCGACGCTGCTACACAGACGGAGTTCAATAACCTTACCCGCATCAAAGCGGGTGGGTGATTATACGGAGGCCCTGGGAAACCAGGGCCTTTTTTGATAGGAAAATACCCCCTTGACAGGACTTTCGTGGTCTCGTAGGAGTGGGTATAAGACCGCGACACCTTCAGTCGAAGCCGTGGGACAAACTCAACAGAACAACGAGGGAGTTTCCCAATGGCTGACGGCCTCATCGATCTTTATGTCACGCAGTACAACGCTTTGCTGCGTATGACCCTGCAACAGCAGACCTCCATGCTTCGCGGCAAGGTGGAGAACGGCACTCATACCGGCGCCAAGATGGCTTCTCCGCTTAATCTTGTGGGTCCGATGCAGATGCGTACTCCGAACGGCCGCTTCGCCGCGAAATCCAACATTCCTGCGGACTACACCCGCCGGTGGGTTATGCCCATCGACAAGGAAGGCGATCAGTACATCGACAGCTTCGACCAGTTGAAGACCCCGATCGACCCGAAGTCGCAGCTTATCTCTCGCGCCGCAGCCGCTGTGGCTCGTTCCTGGGACGACGAGATTATCTCTGCGGCTGTTGCCGCTTCGACGATTGGTACGGATGCCGGGTCGCTAACGACCGAGGCTTTCGACACCACCAATCATCGCGTGGCGTCTGACTTCGGCGCCTCTGCCGCCGTGGGCCTCACGGTCGCCAAGCTGAACGAAGCCCGGCGCATCCTCGAAAAGTACCATAACTCCGATGAACTGGGCGCCGGCGGTGGCACGCTGGTTATCGGTTCGCAACAGCACGCCGACCTTCGCAACCAGGCGCTCGTGACTTCGAACGAGTTCAACTCGAACGGGGGCATCCTCGTTGAGGGCAATGTGACCCGGTATATGGGCTTCAACGTGTGTCAGTCTCAGCGGCTGGCGATCGTTTCGTCCAACGTGCGCGGTGTCCTGGTCTTCGTGAAATCCGGCCTGTATCTCGGTACATGGCAGGACCTGACGACCAAGGTCTTCGAGCGCGGCGATCTCTCGGGTAACCCCTGGGATATCTCCACCGTGGCGTCCTTTGGTGCAACCCGCACCCAGGCCGGCAAGGTCATCCAAATCCTCTGCGCTGACACGACGGGCGCGGATATCACTCCGTAATTGGGTGGGGGGCTTCGGCCCCCTTCCTCGTAACCACATGAAACAGGAGAAACCCAATGGCGAACGTCGACATTAAATCCGGCAGCATCACGAACTTCGATGCTTCCCCCCGTGTGGCTGAAAGCGCCGGTGAAGGTTGCCTCGGCAACCTTGCCTTCATCGACGACTTTGTTCCCGTGATCGACACCGACGACAGCACCTCGATCTACCGCGTGATCCGCGTCCCATCGAACTGTCTCATCAAAGCAGTGCGGGTTCGGCATACCGCTCTCGGCGGTTCCTGCGCAATGGACATTGGCTTGTACTATGCCAATTCCACCGGCGAAGTTGGAGCGGGCAAGACCCCCGGTGCAGTCATCGACGTGGACTTCTTTGCCTCCGCTTACGTGGCTTCGTCCGCGCAGTTGGCCGGCATCGACATTACCCATGAAGCCGCCGCGGCCTTCCCGCTCACCGACCATGGGCTGCCGCTGTGGGAGGCCGCTGGCCTCACCAGTGATCCGGGTGGCAAGTTCGATATCGCTGCGACCTTGACGGTTGCGTGCGACACAACCGGCACTCTGGTCATCGAAGCCTTCGTCATCACGCCCTAATCCGAGGGGGCTTCGGCCCCCTTTTTTCCATCCGGTAGGAGACGCACATGGCGATGAAGTCCTTTAAGTCTACACTGGCGGGCATTGCTTCTCGTGTTGGCGACACCCAGGCTGCGCTCACCACGATTGACACCGATCTCGACACGGCCATCGCGGCTTTTGTTGCGAAGACTGCTACGGACGCTGCCATTGGTGTCCTGGTCGCCGACGCCGCCTCCCCGACCCAAGCCCACGTCAACGACCTTGTTGCCGCCTGGGCGACCTTCGAAACCGCCTGGGATAGTGCTCAGGTCCTGCTTGCCGCCGTCGCGGTGAAGTCGACAGCGGCCATGGCAGTCATTGACGCGGACGCCAACTTCAGTGTAAATACCACATTGTCAATGAACGAAGTCCTGGCCGCGCTCCGCGCGTTCGAGACCCAAGCGAGGAGTACCTTCTGATGGCGCAACGCTACTTTGGCCTCAACCGCGGAGCCGATCACAACCCAAACGACGTGACTGTCGGCACGTCGACGGGTTCCACGGATATCGAACTCCGGATCGACGACAGCAAGGGGATGAACTCGCTCGACGTGAACATGGCGGTTGACGCCATCATGCGCCGCATTCTCGACGGACGTGACCGTCTGATCCAGCAGGTCTAATGACTGCCCTTGGTCCTTATGGGGACACGGGGGAAGTCCGGGTCCACGTCGTCAATGCGATCCCCCTTTCCGGTGCGGTCACTATCGCAGAACCTGTGACGGTTGACGGCACTGTGGCGATCTCTGGCACAGTTCCAGTTTCCATAGCGGCAGCAATTACGATCTCGGGCACTGTTCCGGTTTCCATCGCAGCCACGGTAGCCGTAGCTGACGCGGCTGCGGCTGTACTCATCGGAGCAGTGACAGAAACCGCTCCAGCTTCCGACACGGCTTCGTCTGGCCTCAATGGCCGCCTTCAGAGAATTGCCCAGCGCATCACTACCCTCCTTTCCATACTTCCCGCGTCTCTTGGGGCTAAGGCATCGGCCGATGCTTTCGCCACGGTGACGGCAACCGATGATGTAATGATCGGTTCCCGAACCGAGACGGCGCCGGGGTCGGATATTGCGTCGAGTGGCCTCAATGGCCGCTTGCAGCGTATCGCCCAGCGCTTGACCTCCCTTCTTACCATCTTCCCGTCGACTTTGGGGGCGACTACGGCGGCGGGCTCCCTGTCGGTCACGATTGCCACTGACGACCCTCGGATCGGGCCGGTGGCTGAGACAGCGCCGGTCTCGGATACGGCCTCCAGCGGCCTCAATGGCCGCGTGCAGCGCATTGCGCAGCGTCTGACATCGCTCATCGCCCTTTTGCCTTCCGCGCTCGGGTCGAACGTGATGACGAACTCGCTTTCCATCACCATTGCCTCCAATGACGCGGTGATTGGGCCGGAAGCTTCGGTGGCCCCCGGTTCTGACACGGGAACGTCGGGCCTCAATGGCCGCTTGCAGCGCATCGCACAGCGCCTGACTTCCCTGATCGCCCAGGTGCCTGCGGCGCTTGGCGCAACGACCATGGCGTCCTCCATGTCCGTCACCATTGCCACGGATGATGCCCGAATTGGCATCGTGGCAGAAACCGCTCCAGCTTCCGACACGGCTTCGTCTGGCCTCAATGGCCGCCTTCAGAGAATTGCCCAGCGCATCACTTCCCTGATCGCCTTGGTTCCTACATCACTCGGGGTCAAAGTTTCCACCGGTTCCTTCGCCATCGTTACGGCTTCTGACGACGCAATCCATGGCATCGTGACAGAAACCGCTCCAGCTTCCGACACTGCTTCGTCTGGCCTCAATGGCCGCTTGCAGCGCATCGCACAGCGCCTGACTTCCCTGATCGCTCTGGTCCCTACGGCGCTTGGCGCTGGTGGTGGACTGAAGACGCAACTCGTGTCGAACGAGGGTGTTCCGCTCAGTTACGAGTCAACCACCACAATCTTCCGGCTACTGACCGCTGCGGGGACTACGAACTCTAGCGGCGTCAAGAACGCCGCCGGCAGCTACTTCTGGATCAGGGGGCGCAACGTCCGCACGTCTTCGGTGTTCATCAAGGTCTACAACAAGTCGACGCCGCCCACTGTCGGAACGGACATTCCGATAGACACAATCGAGGTCGTCGCGAGTTCAACTTTCATCTTCGACTTTCCCGAGGGTGTCTACTGTCCTGACGGGATTGGCGTTGGCATGACAACGGCGATCGCCGACAACGACACTGGCGCCCTTACTGCGGGCGACATCACCGCTTTCTCAATGGGGTACGCATAATGAGTATGTATCCGCGCCTTTGGCATCCCGATAACCTTGGCCGCGATAAGCTTGCGGCCTGGTGGGACCCGAACGATCAGGGGTCTACGAATATGACCAACGATGGCGCCGGCTTGATCTCGGCGTGGAGAGACCGCATGAACGGCCTCACGGTAGCCGCGGCGGGGACGGCGCGCCCGACCTGGGCAGCGACGAGTTTCAACAGCCTCTATCAAGGTCTCACGTTTGACGGTGTCGACGACGTTCTCATCGTCGCAAGTACGGGAGTTCTTCCGGTTGGGACGAATGAAGGGTGGATATTCGCGCTTGCCAATCAGACAGACACCGCCGACATAGATGGCCAAATTGCGTATGGTACACATGCCTCGCCACAGGTTCGCGGGTTTCTAAAAAGCGCCGGCGACCGGTTACAACTTGCGACCGAGGGAACACCGCTCACTGACAGTGGAACAACATTCACTGGCATGAAGTTGGCGGCCGGCCGTTTCGGTCCGGGTGGTCTTACGTTGGAAGGCTGGATTAACGACGCGCCAACTACCCCGCCGAGTGTTGCCACCTCGTTTAATACCGGGACGGCTACAACCAGGTTGGGGGCGTATCTAGGGGGCCTTTACTACTTCCAAGGCGTGATGAGCCACATGATGGTCATTCGTGGCCCGCTTTCTACCCTGGAACGCAATAGACTTTCCGCTTGGCTTTTGTGGAATACCGGTCTACAAGCCAATCTAGCAGCCAACCATCCCTTCCGAAATGAAAGGCCATAACCATGCGCGCGCACGAAGCAGTCAAGTTCAGCAACATTGCGGCCACGACTGCGGCGTTCACCCTCACCGGCGGTCACTACTGGATTGGCGCCAAGGCCACCGGCTTCGGCACTGTCGGTCTTCAGACGCTGCTGCCCGATGGCACGACCTTCGTCGCGTCCCACACCGCATTTTCGGCTGACGGGTTCACCACGGCGTTTCTGCCGCCCGGCACCTACAAGTTCGTGATCGCAACCGCGACCGCCGTTTATGCGGGGGTTGTTCGTATTCCTTACGAGTAAGGCCGATGACCACAGAAACGGAAGTTGCCAACGTCGCAATCCAGCACTGTGGTGGAATACTCATTGCTGGCGGCCTCTTGCGAACGGAAGACAGCGAAAACGCTGCCGCTATCCGCGCGTGCTATGATATCATGCGGCGTTCAGAGTTGCGCCGGAATGTCTGGCGCTTCTCTATCCGCAACGCCATCCTGCGCGCATTCGGCAACGACAGCAAAATCATCACCTTCCCTGCGTGGTCAACGCTGGTCCAGTACGCCCTCAACGATGTTGTCCTTCGCGAAGGGAAGCTGTGGATCGCGACCGCGGCCAATATCGCCCTCGACCCTGCTCTCCGCACCGAGACCACCTTCGCCGGGTGGACAAGCTACTTCGGCGTTGACATGGCGAATGCGTATGCCACGACCTTGACGTACATGACCGGTGAAATGGTCTATAGCGGCGTCGACTTGTACATTTCCATCATCGACCAGAACGCAGACGATGCACTGTCACTTACCACGTCCTGGCAGAAGTTGACCGCCACGGCCTACGCCGCTGGCACTGCCTACGCGCTCGGTGCACGGGTGATTTCCGCCAGCATCGTCTACGTCTCGATCCAGGCCGCCAATACGGGCAATACACCGGTTTCTTCGCCTCTCTGGTGGACAGCCATCACCCAGGCGACCCTTGCCACTCTTGCCTTCATTTACCCCATTGGCGCCGGCCCATACAACAACACGACGAGCCGCAACGTCTACCGCCTCCCCAAGGGGTTCATGCGGAAGGCGGAGCAGGCTCCCCTCCAGGGTGTGTACGCTCTCTTTGGCGCTCCCGCCGGCCGCAGCTATAGTGACTGGTTGTTCGAGGGGAACTACTTCACGGCAGTCGACAGCGGCCCCATCCCCTTTCGTTTCGCGGCGGACATTGAAGACCCTAACCTGTTCGACCCGATGTTTATTGACGGTTACGCCTGCCGGTTGGCTTTACAGGTCGTGGAGAAAATCACTCAAGCAACCGGCAAGGCCCAAACGATCGGCGCTATGTATCAGGAGTTCATGTCGAACGCTCGCACCGTGAACGGCATCGAGACGGGATCGGTTGAACCGCCCGAGGATACGTACCTGACTGTAAGGTATTAAGATGCCGAACGCGAGTTTCATCCAGACCGACTTCCGAGGCGGCATCTGGAGCCCCACGGCCCAAGGCCGTAGCGATGTTGCCGCCTTCAAGACGGCTCTCAATGTCCACACAAACGCTCTTGCGCTGGAGCAGGCGGCGTGGACGCGGCGTCCTGGGTTCCGCTACATCGGCTACACTTACAAGGGTCTGACGGCGGTCCTGCGTGCCTTCCGCTTCAAGCGGAGCCAGGCGTACCAGGCCGAGTTCACCAACTTGCGCCTGCGCTTCGTCGCCGGCTTGACGCATTTGCTTGAGGCGGCGCAGACGCCAAAGGTGCTCGGTATCTCGACGGATACGCCGGCCAAGGTGTCGGTCAGCAACATCACCGGATGGGCGAATGGTGATATCGTCACGTTCACCGAAAACAGCACTCCGCCTTCCTCGTATAACCTGGCGGGCCGGCAGTTTCAGATTGCCAGCGTCGACAACACCGCAAACACTTTCACATTGATCGACCCATACACTGAAGCAGATATCAGCGGGGCCACCATTGCGTGGCAGTTCCAAATCCCGCTTGCCACAGTGCAGCGTGTCCTCACTTTCACGACCCCGTATCTCGCGGCAGACCTGGACAACATGCGGGTCTGCACCGCCTTGGGCAAGACTGCCAATGAGGACTTCACCGTCGTCCTGAACAAGGCGGAGGGTCAGGTTGGCTATAAGCCCTACGCGCTCACGCAGAACGGCGATACGCAGTTCACCTTCGCGGTGGCCGACTTTATCGACGGCCCATACTTCGACCTCAACGAGACTGTGACGAAGCTTGGGTTGAGTGGCATCACCGGATCCGTGACGGTCACAGCAACCGGTGGCCTCGCGGGCATCAACGAGGGCGATGGCTTCAAGGTGACGGACATCGGCCGGCATATCTGGTGGCAGGGTGGTCCGGCGGAATGGAGCAATGCGACCCCGTACACGAAGGCGCAGAAGGTCACTGGCTCCGACAACAACATCTATCAGTCGCTCATCAAGAACAACCTGAACTTCGATCCGTTGGACGACGATGGCACCCGGTGGGAGATCACCGCACAACTGCCCAAGATCACCTGGCTCAAGATCACGGCGTTTACGAGCACGACCGTCGTGACAGCGCTCATCATGAATGACAACCTGACGAACACTCAGTCCAGCAAGTGCGACAGCACGAACGCGCCGACGGATCAATGGCGTCTCGGGTTGTACAGCGACACTACAGGCTATCCCTCGTGCGCCGCATACCACGGCGGCCGCCTCTGGCTAGCGGGGGCTCAACCGAACCGCGGCGACGGCAGCATGGCCTCGAAGCCCCTCACCTTTTCGCCGACCTACGACGATGGCACCATCGCCGATGACAGTGGCGTCTCGTTCATCCTGAACAACAAGGATGCGGAAGCTATTAACTGGATGCAGTCGACCACGAACGGTCTGATCGCCGGCACCCTCTCGGGAAACTGGATCATACGTGCTTCGGAGGTCAACGACCCGCTTACGCCGACGAGCATCCAGGGCGACCCGATCACGTCAGACGGCAGCGCCAACATTGAACCGGTCTTCATATATGG